TCTCATGCCATTCAGAACCTTGGCAGTGAAAGCACCCAGACGGCGCGACTCAAAGCGTGCCCAAAGCGCACTGCTGATGACAGGAGCGGGTACGCCAAGATCCACAGCAGAGTGAACCGTCCAACGACCCTCACCACTGTCTGATACTCCCCCATCGAACTTGCTAAGCTCTCTATCGCTGCGTAGAACATCAGCGGTAAGGTCAAGCAACCAACTGCCAACCACGCTACCACGACGCCAACACTCAGCAACCTTAGCAACGTCAATGTCGTACTGATAATCGGCAGGGTTGTCCATCGGGGCAACTTCTGCATCTCCTGCTTTGACATACTTGGAACCTGCATTTGCTTCGTGTAGAATGTTGAATCCTTCAGCATATGCCTGCATGATACCATACTCGATACCATTATGAACCATCTTTACAAAGTGACCTGCTCCTGGATCGCCACAATGCATCCATCCGTATTCTTCTGGATACCAAGTAAAGTTGTCTCTGTCACTGGTCCTAGGCGCTCCGCCGATACCTGGTGCGAGTGCGTCAAAGAGTGGACGGCAGACATCGACTGCAGACTTTCCGCCACCAACCATGAGACAGTATCCACGCTCCAGACCGTACACACCACCACTAGTACCACAGTCAAGATACGCGATGCCAAGTTTTGCAAGACGCTCTGCCCGCCTCCTACTGTCCTTAAAATTGCTATTGCCATGATCAATAATAATATCTCCCTCACTACAAAACTGTAATAACTCATTGATAGTGTCCTCTACTGTTTCTGCTGGGACTACCATCATGAATACCCCAGGTTGTGGGAATCTCACAGTCTCTCCAGACTTCTCTCCATACAATTCTTTTGTTTTAACTACTTGAACAAGACCTTCCAAAGTAGTGGTACATCCACTGATATAACCCGCTTCAAATTGCTCTTCAGCTTTTTTATAGTTGTTGCGATACCCATGTACTTCGTGTCCTGCTGCGATAAGACGGCGGGACATACCCTCTCCCATCCGTCCAAGTCCGATCATTCCTACCTTCATAGTGTCAATCTAAGATCAATGTATGTATTATAGCAGAATCAATAATGATGAGTATTTGTCACCATATCAATACATGCCATTTGAAGTAAGTCCTCTTGAGTCACTAGACCAAAAGTCTTCCCAATCGTCTTCTGTTGCTTCAGTAATAGCGTTCATGCCATTCTCAATGGCAATGATCATGTCAGAATATTCTTGATACCATTTAGTGCCACACATCTCATGTCCACGACGCTCACGGAGAGCACGGAGGATAAGTCCCCACTGATGTTTGTCAAACTCTGGATTCATCTGATTAGTTCCTTCTCAGCGATTCAATTCTATCATATGTATCATGATGAGCAACTACAACTCATCGATCTTCATCTTTGCTATAGATCCTACCGTCTCCTTCTGCTTAAGGAACAGTTTGACGTAAGACTTTGCTACATTACGCAGAGTGCCAACGTCGTTAATTGTATCAATCTCCCGAGCAAGTTTCTCATACTCAAAAGATCTATTCATAGTGTCCAATGTTATGTCATCTGGGTTCATGATCCATACCAATAATCTAGGTCTACATTACCAGTGAGATCAAGCTGTGCCCTCATTGCTTCATATCGATGCTCTGCCAAATTATACTCACGTTCCTTTTCCTTATCAGTTTTAGCTTTGGCAAAAGGATCATTCTCGTAGTATGATTCCCATTCGGCAGGTCTCCAAGAGTTTACGTCCTTGCGAATGTCTTCAATCTTTTCCTCAATTTCATTGAGTTTTTGTTCGATGCGTTCCCAGGGTTGCATGTTTACTCACATGGTGTCGTCCCAGTATAAAACCCCCTCAACCAAAAGTCAAGAGGGTTTATTCAAGCGTAACTCTTTATGTGTGTCACCACTTCTAAGATCCCATCACGGAATAATAGACTGCATTTTGGATATGGGGCATAGTATGCGTCCCACTTCTCTGGAGCGACCAATATCTTACCAGAGTATAAAAATGGCGAACATTTACCATGTTTACCATTCGGAATCCATTTGAATTGATTTGATCCACCACTCTCATAAAAATCATGAGTCCCTTCACAAGTAATCTGCCACAACTTTGCAGCAGGATCTAAGAAGAATACTCTCATTGATGGTGATCCGTTGATAAACTTCACCGATAACGGTTTTCTCCACCACCCAGGACCAATATCATAGTAATTCAGGATTGTATCGTACAATAAATTTTCGGTCATCGCTCATTCAGGATCTTTATTAAGGTAATACCCTCTCCAATCACATAATCTTATGCACTCTTCAAGGTCCCAGTGTACAGTTTTATCGGCAGTTTTACCCTTCACCCGATGTACCCTGGATGTAGTAAAATCGACAAAAGCATGGGGCGTTAATTCAAGATCCTCATTGATCATACTGATTTTGAAGTACTTCTTGTTGCGTTTTTCGCAATCAATAACAAATAGACCAATATCTAAGTTGTTATCAAGTTCTCTACGCTTAAACTTAGTGTCGAGAGTGACACCTTCAGTTGCCTCAATTCTATCAATACGCCAGTAATTCTCTTTTCGATAGTCATGAGTAAGGGCGAGGCATAATAACCCCACCCTGTTCAATATATTTCTTTTGCGAGCATCCCACTCCATAGATTTATATCATAGGTATATTATCTATGCAGACTCTTCCCATACTTCTTTGTATTTGAATCTCTCCTTCAAGTCAAAGTACATGCGGTAAGTCTCTGTTTGAACATAGTAACCAGTCAGTTCTTTGCCATCATCAGTCCAACCGTAACTAATGACACGCTCATCAATGTCTTGTAGATCTAGTTTTTTGGGTGTGTGCAGATAGTGATTGAACTTCTGATGCAAATTGACTGGCATGGGCAAAGACCTCTTAACTATGTTGACATTCTAACATTATCTATGCGAAGTTAATGATTCCTTTGGGATCACTTAATCATTCACCCAGATCAGTCAACGGACCCCAGCGACCAGAGTCACCATCTTTACGATTGTCCAACTTATCAAAGATGTCATCAATAGTTTGCATTGTCTCAATGCTAGCGATCATCTCAGCAATAGTCTTACATACATGTGGTTTCTCACCACGAGCAGCAAATGCTAGTGCATTGCGAAGATTAGCTTCTGCCTCTTTTAGAGAGTCTTTAACTGATTCAGATAGTGCCATTAAAACTCCACGTTTTTACTATTATAGCATCAAGTAAACCAAGTGACAATAGAATATCTTGTTCCTTTGATAACATCCATAATCTCATGCGGATACATGAAATTAGCAGGGAATAGTATTACACTACCTGCTGCTGCACCAATTTGAACTTCCCGATTGAAGAATGCCATGTTGCCACCTTCATAATCATCGTTTAAATTTATAGACATAGCAACAGTTCTTGGTTGTTCTTGAAAACTATCAGTGTGTTGTCTATAGTATCCACCAGTCTCATATCTCAGCAGATCATATCCACTATCAGACTTTAAGAAGCATGCAGGGAAGTCTTTGATATACTGTTGTGCAGCATCATTTGCCTTCTTGAAGATCATAGTATCAATCTTGCTGCGAATATCTTTATTCTTATTGATTATCTGTGGGGTAGATGTAGATATTATGTCACAGTTACGAACACTAGGGTTCTGTACGTTGTTAGAACTAACACCTGCTGGTGTCCAGTGCTCACAGTCCCGATATTCATCAAGAATCATCTTACATTCTTCTGATGTGAAGACATTATCGTAGACCTTGACATAATCTAGCAACTTATTCTCACCAGAGATTGTTGTAGTGGTCTTCACCACATCCTCCTTGTATCTTTGACCCTTATCAAAGTAGTATTGGAAGCAAGGACCATGCAGTCTAACATAATGCAAGAATACTTGTGAGCATGACTGTCCCTTAAAAGCATCTCTACCATGCTCACCAACCATACCTAGGTATAGCATAGCATCACCTGGACTCAAATCAATACACTTCTTCTCACCTGAAGGTGTGTAAATCCAAATAGTCCATGCTTCATCACACTCTAAGTTAATAGTGAGTGAGATCTCACACTGTGCTTTATCAACATGCCCTGGAAGAACATTACCATTCTTATACTCTCTGGCATAAGAATATGTCGGCAAAACAGATTCTCCAACCAGATCAGACACCTCTTGGTTCTTTGCAACCAAAAGTTCAATGAATGGTTTGAATTCATACTTTGCATTACTTCCTGGAACCTGTGGGTCATCAGAAAGTTCATGAGTATTACAGTATTCTTTAAACTGTTTTGCTAATATCTCTGCTCTAAATGGTTCTATAAAATTTGGTACAATAATATAATTATTGTCAATCAGTTGTTGGTTCATTATCAGGGATTTCAGCGTCAGGAGTATCGGAATCGTCTTCTGAGATCATTTTCTCAATGTCATTGACGACTTGCTCCGTACTGTCTTCCTCAAATAATAACTCAAGACTGAACTCACTGTCAAGTACATCCATATCAATGTCACCAATTTGTTCATCAATGCCACTAATCTGATCACTGATGACACCACCATCTATCTGATCAAGAACATCATCAGTGAGAACATCCTCAGGTTTTACAATCTCTGCTTCTTCAACCTCAAAGAATGAATCATCTACAGCATCATCAAATAGTGATGGATCTACGTTACCATCAAATACAGTCAGATTCTCATATCCAGCTTCAAACTGGAAGTTCTTCTCACTCTCGCTAATATTGTCCTGAATCTTCTCCTCACCATAGAAGAATTCCTCATGTGCTTGTGCAATGCGTTCATGAGTTTTATGAATATCTTCTTGAGATTGTGATATGATTTTACGCTCAATACCACTCATCTCATCCATTTGTTTGAAATGTTGCTGCTCTAACTTAGCCATCTGTGAGTCATGATCAGATGCTACGGAGCGAAGATTGTTATCATGCCTCTTCTGCATCTCCTCCATTTGACCTTCTAACTCTGCCATCGCCTCTTGCCAGGACAAAGATTCTGCTCTCGCTGCTTCTTCTGCCTTGCGCTGCTCTTCTTCTTGACGATCCTTCTCTTCATTAAAATGATCAACATAACGTTCGATCATTGCACGAGTTGCAGGTGTATTAGGAACGGGAGAGTCATACTCTACCTCACCAGTTCCATCTTCAGTACCATTATCCTTCCACTGGATTGCCCACAGATGTTCAATATCAGGAAAAGGCCAGTTATCTTCAGTAAAGAAGATACCTGTGCTATCAATTCTGATATACTTATCCGCCTCAATTAAGGTAAATTGTTTCATTCGTCCACCTCTTTTACATCTGCAGGAATTACTTTTTGGTCTCTTGCCTGATGCAGCATTTGTGCTGCTGCAGATAAGACATCGATATTACTTGAGTTTGCCTTCACCATCTCATTCCTAAATGACTCCACACCAGCACTTGTTGAACGCTGTTGTTGAGAGTTTTCGATAAGTAACATGGGCATCCATGTAACTGCACATCCCCATTCATCTACTGGTTGTCCAGTGTTAGGGTTAGTTCCCCTAATTTGAGTGTACCAAGAACATTCAAGTCCGATACAATCTTTACCAATTAATGGACAAAAATTACCAGGTTTAATCTGTGCCATAACAAATCAAGTATACCGTATTTAGTTCAATGTACAGATTATAACATCCACATAATTTACCGCCATATTAACTCCATCACTAAATGTTGTGGTAATTTGAGAAGTTCCGCTAAATGGGTGTCCGTGAGAACCACCACCGCCAGCAGGAACCATAGTGCCAGTTGATGTACTTCCACTCACTGTACGAGCACCAGTATTACTAAATGGTGTTGCACCAGAACCTCCAGTAGGTCCAAGACCTGATGGGTGAGTGTGCTCTGGCAATTGTGATAATGCTAATGTATGATTACCAATCATTGTACCTTGTCCTGGTACAACATTCACTACCATTTGTGTACTAATACCAACAGTAACATTACCACTACTAGAAGATAGGACTGAAGAGAACGCTGTGGTTCCACCCTGTCCTCCACCATTTCCATTCACAACTCTCAGTGCTTTATCTCCACCCATTGATGTATCTTGAGACCATCCTATAGGTGCTGCTGCTTGGTAAAAGAACTTCTTAGTACCAGCAGGATACATCCAATAAAATGAATCTATCTTATTATTTGGATCAACTAAGTCAAATAAGATCCCTGTCCCTGTTAAACGTGCCATATCAGGAGAACGAGCAGATGATTACATCAATATATTGAATTCTTAAATCAATATTACCAGAACCAGTAGCATTTAGGGTTACTTGACCAGAGAACGGGTGATTGTGTGCCTGACCAATACCTGGAGGAGAGTTCACACCACCAGTTTGATTACTACCTGGTGTTCTAAAACTACTACCACCAGAGGATGCATTTGCAGTTCCCCCAAGACCAGAGTTATGAGTATGATCTGGAATTTCAGCAGTTGTTAAAGTATGACCACCAACAGTACCACTTACAGGTGCTGTTGCACTAAAGCTGACCGCAATAGTAGATGTAGATGCTGGGAATACAGTAGTAAAGTTACTACCACCAGCACCTGAGGTGTTACCATAACCAAATCCACCGCCTGCACCATTAACTAAACGCAGTGCTTTATCATTGTGTGCAGTATTTTTTACCCATCCAGTGGGTGCTGCTGCCTGATAAAATACACTTTGTGTTCCTTGGTCCAGAACAGAATACTTAGAAGATAATGATGTACCGTCACTAAAAGTAACCCCAGTGGCGGTTAATTGTGCTGCCATCTTACAACCATACTTCCTTTATTTACTTATTTATCAACTACATTTAATCCAGAATCCATCAGCAGTAAACTCCCAACCATCATCAAGGACTGCTTGGTAGTTCTCATATTTATCTTTGAACCCATCAGGTACATAAGGTGGCCACTGTTCTCTGTAGAATTGCTGTGTCCATCCATCATTATATGGAGATGTTGCCTGCACTTGATTCATAAGATCAGGGTAGATCTGACGACGTGGTTCATCACTACCCACCTCACGAACATAAACTGTCTTGCCACCATCAGGTGACTCATAGATTTTAGCAGTCATGGTTTTTGTTAAACTGTTTACGGCACTTTTTGAGTTCCTTCATCTCATCTTTGATCATCTGATAGGCATCCTCAGGATCGAGTCTACCACCAAGTTCCAAAGCGCAGACAACTTCGACTCTAGTTCCAAAGTGCTTGAGTGCTTCTTCAAAACAATTTAGTTCTTCGTACATAATCAGAACACAGTTACTTCAGGTGTATTAAGTGCCTCAAGAGATGCTTCATAATCACGTTGGAAGATAGCAAGTCCTTCACGAGTCAACACACTGTCATACATTGCATTGAATACTTTAGATGGCATCGTAACAATGTCAGCGCCATATGTGAAGCAACGGGAGACATGATGTGCATCACGCAGAGATGCAGCAAGCACTTCAGTCTTCATGCCATGGACAGAACGACAGGTTGCGATAGCACGAACCAATTCAACACCACTGAAGGAGTTATCATTACAACGTCCAACAAAAGGAGACAGATAGGTTGCACCTGCCTTCATTGCCATCACTGCTTGTGCAACAGAGAAGACAAGAGTTACGTTGGTTTTGATGCCCAGTTTGGTCAAATCTTTGCAGACCATAAGACCATCAGGAGTGCATGGGAGTTTGATAGTGGCAGGAGCACCAAACTTCTCAGCAAGGCGAACACCATCTTCATACATCTCACCTACGGTGCCAACAACTTCCATGCTGACATCAGTCACACCAATATCAATCATCTCCTGATATACTTCCTCAGGATCACGACCTGCCTTGCGAATCAGGGAGGGGTTAGTAGTAACACCGTCAACGAGTCCAGATGCAAAGTATTTACGGACTTCGTTAGTATCTGCAGTATCAAGGAAGATCTTCATTTGTCACCAAGGGAATAGTTTTCAAGATTATATTTTGTAACTGACGATTTGTCAATGATTTTTTCGAGTTCTCGCACACGAGACTCTAATTCAGCGATACGCTCATCAAGCGTAGTAAATTCAAAGTCGTAGTTTGTCATTTGTAGATAAAGGGATCTCTGTTTCTGTTCCTGAATCTCTGTATATAGTCTCTGATCTTGTTGATCAATTTTCTCATAGTTTGACTCCAGCGGTCACATTTGCTCTACGAGTATAGTTTTGAAGAGTACCTTCCTGTAAGCACTTGAGATGCCAACGGGTTACCTTCAAGCACCCTTCATACTCTAAAGCAGTAATGAAGTTAGCACCAAGGGGTTCTTTAAGAACACTAGTATGCAAGCCAAATCTAGTTTTTTTAATGTAAAACGCATCATCAATCCATTCAACATCTTCTGGAATGTTTTGCTCAATCGTGGGATTAGATCCCAAAGAATCCTGTAAAGTTGGAATTCTCTCAGTGATCTTCGTCTGTTGTTCCGTCATCTTTTTTATTGAATCCAAATGGTGCTGATTGTTCTTCCTTCTCTGCACGGAGTTTATGTGCAAGAGCACAGACAGTCTCCATCACTTTAAGAGTGTCCTCAGTAGTAGAACCCTCTGGCATGTTACGGAGAACAATATCAAATAGAGGGAAGAACTGATTAGATGCTTCTAATACTTCTTCAGGAGTCAGAGGTGCTTTGGTCATTCTTAAATGGGTGTGGTTTGTTCAATTTGGTGGCGACTGATGAGATATGAAGTTGCTTGAGTGCTGCAACAACCTCAGGAGTTTCTTCCCACTCCCAAGTCTCACCACCTCTACCAGTAAAAGTTCGTTTAGTCATATACTCTCCTGACTGTCTGGATTTTATCACACATCTATGGATTGTGCAATCTGTTTTGCAATTATTTCATTAGTCACAACTCCAGAGTGAACAAGGTCTCTGGACTTATCCACCTGCTTAATGTAA